CTATTCCTGGACCACCTCTCCAGAAACACACGTAGGTACAATCAGTTGGATTGTACCCAAGGCCATATCCTGGAGGACAAGTACCCCCTGATGGCGTCGGAGTCGTACTTGTAGTTCCGCAATTACACAAAGTACCGTAACTATCAATGCACTGGCGAGGATAAGTAGTAGTGGTAGGCGAAGCTGTAGTGGTTGTGGGTCCAGAAGTAGTTGTACTGTCAGGAAAGCATGGTACGGAAGGAGCTTGTGTAGTACCAAAAGTACCGTTGACGACTTCCCCGCCACTTACGCATGGAGTCCGAACACATTCAAAAGGCACTGGGCAAAAATTAGGTCTAATGCACCCACAAGGGGCTATTGTTGTAGTTGTTGTAGATGGTGCTCCCGATGTCACTGGACCTTGATATGGGAATGTTTTGCGTAGCGGCGCACGACCGCATGTGTTGCAGTTGAATCCACTTTCGCAAGTAGTTCGGAATCGGTAAGTATTTGATTGTACATCGTAATAGACGCCATTTTCGGCATTTTTTGTCGCATTAGTATATATCCAAACCGGAGGAGCATGTGACGCCCGATTATTGTTTTCACAATTTTTACATAAGAACCAATTAGCTAAGAATTTGGTAGAGTTGGGCGTATCATCAATAAAAGTGGCCCCAGTATCGTAGCCCCATTTGCGTACTTGTACGTCGTAAGGATATGCAACGAACGTAGCACCTTCGTCCGCTATATTAACGATTTCACTACAAGGTGACTGTACGCATGGTGACTCATAAACGCTCACCAATGCGTTCTGATCGTGAACTCGATACGGTGCCCCTCGGAGGGGGAACAAAGGTTCTGATCCAGGGGCACAAGTTTGACATACTTCCCAATCTACTACGCCAGCGTTATTCTTAGTTGCTGTTCGGTAGTAGAACGGAGGGACCGTACCTAAAGCAGCGTCAGCAAATACACACGCCGCAGATGCCGGGTCTATTGTAGTAGTCGGGGCCGATGTAGGTCCATTACCAACACAAGAGGAGACTAACTCACCTGTGACGATGTAGCATGGATCACCTAGTCCATAACAAGTACATCCTGCTGGGCAGGACGAACCTGCGGCTAGTGCATACCGTCGAGTTTCCCAAGGAACAGGGACGCCGTTAACGGGGGCTGGAGTTGTGGAACTGTCTACGCAGACTAGGATACACTCGCGGTCAACGCAAGGCGAAGGAGTGGTTGCGATTGGTGCTGGGCGTACTGTCGTGCCTGGATGCTGCGGTGTCCCGGTCGTAGTCGTAGTCGTAGTGGCATTAGCACAACCGCCCGTAGGTGCTTGCCAGATGCCATCACTGTCAGCCTCCCAACGACACTGACCCAAGCATCGTATGTCCTGACGGTCAAATCCTGTGCCTGTTATAAATGGCGTTTCCGTGGTCGTAAGGAACACGGGCTTCTCAGGCCGTTCATTAGTCCAAGTACCGTCCTTGTGCTTGTAAACCTGCACGAGGCCGTTCTCTTGCCTAGTGTAATAATTAAACACGGTAATCCTGATAGGATTACCAAGTGTATCAAGCATCGGCTCTAGTTCGTCTAGGGACCATACGTGCCTGTACAAACAGCATTCAACGCCGACCGTGATTAACTTCCCGCCGACGATTTCGGCGGCGGGAAGCCCTGTTTCGCAAGGCGGTAGCACCCAATAACTATCGCCTTCCTGCCAATTTGGTTTCTGCCGAGTATCCGCGATCATAGGTCGTGGAGGTGCAGAATGCACCTTTGACATTAGATCAGCGATTGCTTTGCGGTCAGCCTCACTTAGCAGGTATTTCTTCATCGTTTGTTACTGGGAATGCGGTGATATTGAGCAAAGCCGTGGCTTTGCTAGATTGGACAAACACTGGGAAGGGGTATTCTACCACAGTTGCCCGCCTAGGTCTTAAAATACCTACTACTACCCCGTCAGCATTAGTAATAGTGATTGTATTCGACTCCATCGCCTTTTTCAAGTCCTCGGAGGTACCGGGAGCAATTTTAGGTGACTGGGTAGCCATAATCAGCATACTGCGACCCCATTCTAGGTGGCCAATGTTGACCGCCTTGCGTTCGCCGGGGCTAACCCGCATAGCGGTTTGCCACGGCGATTCGGGCGCAGGGTTGAGGAAGTCGTAAGCGTGAAACACGCTTGCGACGTTAGGCGGATCGAATTCTTGATAAGTGGCCCGGATAACTACAGTAACACGGTCTTGGTTCACGTTGCCAGTCGATTGGTTTTCAATTGTTATGTTCTGCATTTATGGTCTCTCTGTTATGGTGGCGGAGTCGTAGGTGGAGCGGTGGTTGGTACTGTCTGTACGCCATCTAGTATAGCAGGAATACCTAAAAGAAGGAAATTTCCTTCTTTTAATAGTTCTACTTTCTGTATGTGCTGTCCGTACAGATATATCGGATTGCCGTTTTCGTCCGTTCCACTCTGAACTAACTTACGACCTATGTAATCGAGCGGAACTGCCTCGTTTTCATTTTCATCTGTTTCTGATTTGATAGGAATAAAACTATTTGGATCGTATATTGAGCCTGATCCTTTGTATTCCTTAGTCCCTACGAACGGGACTTCTATATCAAACGTATTATCGTCAAACTCAAAAGTGTAAGATACGTTCCAGTAGTAGAAGCAATTACCGTACACTCTTCGTTCGAATTTAGCGTCAGTGAATTTTATCTTTCTTTTTGCTATCCCCCATAGTTCAGCGTCATTGACTTTGTTGATTAGTTGAGTGATTGTAGCTAGTGGGAGAGTAGGTTGATTAAAACTAATTGTTATAGTTGGGTGAGAATACTGGTATTCAGTGGCTGGACCCGTGATGGGCTGGAAGTTAGGGAAACGTATCGCTTTGCCGAATCTATCGACAGAGGCAGTTCGCTGTTCATGTACGAAGTCGCCCACGAGATCGTAAGGCTCCAATAATGGATTCTCTACTGGGAATAGATTACATCGCCACGACTGTTTAGTTGACCAATACTGGGTCACGACCCAATTAAACACTGGCCCGTTATCCCCTGCGTCGGGATGGGGGGCAATGTTAAGTTCTGGTGTACAAAACGCCCACAGATCAACGCCCCGTGTCTCAGGCCAAGCTAGAACCAGATTAAGAGGCGATCCAACTAAAAACAAAGGCCAGTTAGCTAAAATGTATGCTAAGTTATCGTGCTGATAGAATGTCTGGACGTGCCAATCTATCTCATAGTACCGATGTCCTTCTTCGTCGCGGCGAAATCGCTGCGATAGAGGACCAACTAATCTTGGAGGTGCTGGAGTTGTTGTCATTACACTAACGCAGCCTCTTCTGTTGTGGTGCCGCTCATATTTGTACCTCGTCTAGTGTTTCTTTCGATCTTAGAAAGTAGGTCTTCAGTTTTCTTTTCATGCGTCTGCTTCATGGCTTCTGAGGATGCTCTAGCCTTTTCAGCGTACTCCCACATCTGCACTGCGTGCTCGGCAGAGCCGACTCGCACGTGTGCGGGAGCGGCTTTGGCTACCATATTACCAGCCCCGCCACCTAGAAATTTATTAAAGTCGATGTCTGGCTTATCTGGGATGATCTTAGTTGGATCGTCTTTCACGTACGGTTTTAAGAAGTCGAGAGTACCTTCTGCCATGTTACCTAATCCCATATCTGTTTTGAACATGCTGGTGTCATACTTCGTTGACTCAGCACCTAATACATTGGTTGCTAGCATGGTTCTAGCCTCTTCCCTAAACTTAATGACGGACTCCTCCTGCCCGATGAATCGGGCAGTGAGTTGAGCTATGTCTAGTACAGTCTTAACCATACCCATCATCATGTCGGCCAACATGAGTCTCCAGTTAGCCGAAATCCAGTTAAATATCTGTCCTATATTATGACTGAAGTTCCAGAAGAATCCAGCAAAAAATGTAAGCCAGTTCATCCAGTCAGTTATGACTCCAGAAAACCCATCCTTGTGCATCAAAGCACTTAACAGGAATGCTAGTCCCAGTATAGCACCAGCGACCAAAGCAATAGGTCCAAGCATCTTTATCCAAGCCACTGCCGACATACTTCCCATGACCCGTATAGCTTTGGTTAGATATAAAATCTGCGTTCTGAATAGCCCCATACGGACCATGCTTAGCGCAAGCATTTTTATTAAGGGACGAAGTATAAAAGTAACCCCACTAAGTATCCACCACAGCGACTTTAGTACCGTGATTAGCGAACCAGTCATCCACTTAACATATGCAATGCCCATAGCCATAGCGGAGAAAGCTAGTATGGCATACGCTATTTGGATACCCATTTCCACGTAAGATCGAACTAGATCCTTGTTCGCTTTCATCCAAGCGATCAAGGCATCTAAGTATTTTTTAATAGTCTTCATCAAATCGTTAAGGTCTTTTGCAAAGACCTTAACGATCTCGATAGCGGCCAGATCCAAAGTTTCGAAAATTTGACTAGCCAAACCAGTAAGGGTACTAGCTTGCTTTTCCGACAAGCCTGCGAAATCGCCTCCTTTAGAGGTGGCGATTTGCAGAGAGGCTTCAATGATACCTGCATCTAGCTTACCCATACGCATAGCAGTCTGAAATTTTTTCATGTACTTCTTAGCCGCTGCCTCTATTGCCTTGTCGTCTGCTCCTAGTCCCAACTCCCCCTTAGCCATTTCTTTAGCAGCAACACTAAGAGGATTAAACCCAGCATTGACCATTTGCCGTAATTCTTGGCCCTGCAATCGGCCAAGAGCTTCCGCTTGGCCGATTGCCAAGGCCATTAGTTCCATCTTGTTCGTGTTACCAGCCGCCACGTCACCGAGTAGCTTAGTCATCGCAATAGCGTGCTCAGTCTCCGCACCGTATTTCATCATGGTGGTAGCGGCGTCTAACACGCCTTCAAGACTGTATGGGGAAGCCACGGCGAAAAGTTGTAACTCTTCGACCGCTTTAGCTGCGGCTTCGGCGGAACCAGCGAACGCCTCCATTTGCACAGTGTAGTTCTCTACCTGTGCAAATGGCGTAATGAGGCGAGCAGCACCCGAAATCATAGACTTGATGGTTTCTTGGTGCATGTAGATGTCGGCACGAGCACCCATCATGTTGCCACCGTCTAGGCCGCTCTTGATACCAGCCATTCTAGCTTGACCTTCGGCTTTTTGGGCACGGAGACGGTTACGAAGCCTTTCCCGAGATCGTCGCAGAATGCGACGATTCTCGGCGGCTTCGTCTTGGTCAGCCCTCTCTCGCAATATCCGCATGTTGGCTATCGTACGTTGTACGTGGGCTTGATGCGAGAGTCGATTGTTAACGTCTTCCTCGAACGCCTTCCGTTGATCGAGTAAGTGACGTTTTCTTCGCCTACGTCCTTTAGTGACGGCCTGTTGTTCTTCTGTTTGTAACTGCTCAGTTTGCTTAGCGATAGCCTTTCGAGACTCAGCTACCTGCTTGGCTCGTTCCTCATCGGCCTTACGCTGAATGGCAAACTCTTTGTCGATCTGTTGCTGCCTCTCTTTCTGTATTTGCATACCAGAAGCTACTAGCCCAGACAACTTGCTGTTTGCCGCGTCTATATCGGCTGCACGTTCCTTAGCGTACTGTTCGGTCTGCCGTTGGATGGTTTTACGTGACTCTTCGACTTGTTTGGCCCGAGCTTGATCGGCCTTGGACATGACGGCCCGCTCAGCATCTACCGCAGCTTGCTGTGCTTGTTGTTCTTTTACGAGTTGTTCAGTCTGTTTTGCTATAGCCTTTCGAGACTCTTCGACTTGTTTGGCCCGAGCTTGATCGGCCTTAGATGTAATTGCACGTTCGTCTTCGACTGCTTTTCTAACTGCGTTCGCTTGTCTGTCTTCGGCTTCCCTTTCCTTGCGGTATGCAGTATCTATCTTACGCAATCGCCTAATGCGTTCCTGCATATCGCCTTCTATGGAGCGACTAGTCTTTCTGAAATCCTTAGTGATTTCCTTGTTAGCGTCCTTAGCGACTTTTACCGTACCTTCAATAGCTTTGACTGCTCCACTGTTGTCACCAACAATGGAGATGCGTAGTGGAGGTAGTTCACGCGATGGACCGCTCATTGCTCTTTATATCCTAGTGCTCGTAGCCAAATGGCCTTGCTGGAATCTGGATTCTTTTTGGCCGCTCCTTCGAACACCAAAAGGAAGTCTTCGATCTTAGCGGGCTTTTTGGCAAATGAGTTATGAATCATGCAAGCGACTTGTGCCGCATACCAATCCGGTTTCTCATTTTCTAGTTTTCGCCTATAAAAATAGGCTTGCCATTCTTCGAACTCGTCTAAGGTCGTAGCCTGCTTAACGAATTGAATCGGCAAGCCCAATTCATGTGCGAGCTTGTACCAAAGGTATTGTTCGTCGGTTAGGACTTTTTTGGGTCTACCTCGACATCCTTCTCGTCTTCATCAACTAGAAGTTTGTTGAGCTTAGCCGACGCCGTATAAAGCCCTTCTAGGGCTTCATCCGGCCATTGGCTAATATCGGTGATGCTGACCAACTCACCGTTAGGCTTTTTCAAGGTCCGTACCAAGAGGTCGGTGTACCGACCTCTGTAGTCGAGAATCTTGACTAACTTACCGTCGCCGTTGATCTCGACTTTAGCAGCCTGAACTGCTCGGTACTCATCGGCCATTTGGCCAGTCATTTGTACGAGAGTGTAGGTCACTTCATTGCCGTTAGCATCTTCGATGATAACAGGCTCGGAACGTAATTTAACTGAAAACTTCATAATCCTCACGCGGACAAAAAGAGAAAGAAAACCCTTGCGTCTGCCTTACCCGCAGACGCAAGAGGGTTAAGTCAAAAATTAAGGAGCAACCGTAGTCGGAGCAGACGAAGTGATGAACACTGGGCCTTGTTCCGAAGGTGGATTGCTGGTAGTCAGATTACTTGGGCGAAGGACCAGCGTAGCTTCGGGTCGGTCGCCAGTAGTGTGCTCATCAGGTACAAAAGACATAACTACCGCGTAGAACGAAGCCTGAGCACCGTCTGGGTAGTAAACTCGGCAGAATCGGTTCTGGCGCAGGATTGCAATGACTTGAGGGAGAGCGTTAGGTGCGTAGGAAACCTTGGCCTGGATTTCTTCAGCGTTGAGCAACGCTCCGCCGAGGAAAGTCCGCCAGTTGTTGGTACGCATGGTGGTCATTTCGATAGGATCGTCTGCGGTCACGCCAACCGGAGTTACCGAAATTTCTTCGAAAAGTGGGACAATGCCGACGATTTCGATGAGGGTACGGTGCCCGTTTCGCATCAATGTGTTTGACATATTTATACTATGGTCATCAGGAAACTTTGGTTAAATCGCCAGCGGCGGGTTTGAGGCTCTTGGCCCATGCACCCCATTGTATTACTTTTACTGATAACTTGCACAATTTTGCCAGATACGCTAGTAGCTGAGACGTTTTTTAGTACGTCTTCCCAGAGCACTTGGAGGACGTTTCCGGCCTCGATCTGGTCCGTTCCACGGACTTGGATCTCGACCAGATCGTTACCTTGGTGCTCGCCATTCATTAGTCGCTGAAACAGGCGACCTTTCATGTCGTAGCACGTAATGGCCTTGTCTGGTTGATCCTGCATGTGATTGGTAAAAACGGTATAGCCTAAGGCCGTAGCCCGTGAGTTGATGATTGCTGACATCATCCGAGCCGGGGTGAACGTAGGAGCAGGAGTGGTCGTAGTAGTTGTCATACGGATGCTATCGCCTGCCAAGCTAAGTAGTTGATGTCGTCAGTATTGTTTTCCGCAGCAATTTCGAGGAACCGGACTTCGTAAGGTTCGTCGTGCTGATAGACTGCGTATTCCGCAGGAATACGTTCTCGGTTGCCTTTGAAGTAGCCCCTAACTGGGAACCCGAAGCCAACAATGGCTTCGGCGTTCCAGCCTGAGCCTTGTACGAAGTAATCACCCGACGCCCTAAGTGCCCCAGTATCTACCGGCGTAATGTCCACGGCGTCCTTGAGGACCATACGAGCAAAGGTAGGAAGTTCGCTGGCGAACGCCCTACCTGCTTCGTGATTGTACTTTTTGAGTGCTTTTCCTAGCTCGGGTATCCCGAGGATCTCAGCCTTCATTACTTCTCAATGGGAGCTTGCGGTCAATTTTCTCTAAGGTACACTGAAGACCATCAATTGCTTCACTGGTCTTCTCTAGGTGTTTGTTGGTGGCCTCTAAGTGCTTAATGGCAGCATCTTTGACTGGCACCACGACGTGCTCAAAGGCATGTCCTATGCCTTTGATGGCAGAGCGTGCAAGGAGGTAGATTGCCCAGCCAGTAGCGACTAAGACTAGGACTGCGACACCATTGTTGAGTAGAAATTGGACTGTTTGTTCAGACATTATGCGCACGCTTCGTAGAGGAATATGGAACGGGTTTTCAGTAGTGGCGTCTTCGAAACCCACAGGATTTCGTGGACGCCTGACAGTGACCTTGGGTTGACAGAATGCTCTCCATCTACTAGCCTGCCCTCCCTGACTAGTCCTTTGACCGCTAGCTGCCGCTGTGTTATCAATTCAATCTTGGAGAAAACGGGCGAGCCGTCTTCTGTGAATACTTGCTTGTTGGCATAATCCCAACGACAGGTCATTTGTACTGGAGCAGCGTATGTGCTACGACCGTTGATGTCTGTACCTGTGTACGCCCAATAAATTAAGTAATCCTTTTGACATTCTCGGATTATCTTCATGTGATTGCGGTTCCTGCCCAAAAGAACTGCTTGAAGCCACCCTTGACTACTTGCTGATTCCATGCGGCAAGCCTGCCGCTAGAATCGAGCATCATAGCCGTGGTGCCGAAATGCGTGATTCCAAGTCCCTTGTCAAGCTGAACTTGATAACGGACTTGGAGGGATTTGACCTTTTCCATCTGTGCCTGAGGGTCACTGATGGCGATTAGGTGTGCTGCCATGTACCGAGTCACTAGATCAAAGGTAGCGTCGTTCAGTACGCCGACTCCGATGCTGTTCTGAAGCATCAGAACAGCATCGTCGATGAAGGCATCGACATCGGTAATTCTGCCGGTGTCGAAAGCTAGTAAACGGGCTACTTGATCGTCTGTAACTGCCATTATGGTTTCAGGGTAATGAGGGAACCGTAGTGAACAGTCTTGCGACCGTTTTCGTCGTAAATGTCGTATCGAGGGTAGGCACCCTTGGGATTGGCTGATTCGTCGATAACGTCTTTGGTTTCGTCGAATTTCCAGCCTTTCTTGACCCAAACTGGTAGCGTTGCTTTGCGATCTCGCTCGCACCAGATACAGGACTTAATCGTGTACTGTACAATGTGCTTTCGCTTGACCGCAGGCGTTGCTGGCGGAGGAGCGGGAGCTTGTGGGACGATTGGCTCTATCTCGGGTTCTACCTGAGCGGGAGCCTCGTTAGGTTGATCTTGGTTGGAAAGGTCCACTGGAGTTTCGAGCTTAATAGGCTCAAAACTCGGGACTTCGACGCTAACCTTACAGCCAGCTAACATCAAAACTGCTAATAGTAAAACATATCTCATCTTGCACCTGGATTCACTTTGGAGCCTGGAAGTACCCAAAATACGTGGGTTTTAGCACATTGCCACAAGCTGCTCATCGTGATTAGTCCGAAGCCATCTTCACCCCACCCTGAGCCGCCTACGCGACCCAGGAGTGGATTCTTACATGGACCCCAGGAGTTTTGAATGTCAGGATGGACCAGATCCTCACCTCCTACCCAACGCCCGCTGTGCAATAGCACAGCGTGGTTGCCGTAGCCTCGTGATTGGACTACATAGCCTTTGTTCAGATTCATAAATCCACGTCCTACATGGACGGCGATTATGATTTGATGGTCCCTAGCTAAAGCTGAGGCCACCGCAATTTTGAAAGTCTGATAGTCAGAGACAGGAACACGATACGCTTCAAAGGCTTGAAAAGTCTTTGCCGTTTCGTCAGCCTCTTTGAGTAATGCCGCACTGACTTGACGGCGGTTGAACACCGTGAGTGGGAAATTCTGCGGCTGGCCGTTGACCCGTAGTTGTACCGGAGAGATCCCATTTTTAGTGCTGTAGGTTAGAGCATTGACTAACTGAGATCCGCCATCTCGCCCGCCGTTGATGTTCATGTAGAGGTGGCTATCGGCCAGAATGATGTCTGACATACCGTCTAGTTGTCGGCGGTTGTGGAAAGCACCAATAACAGAACTTGGGCAGCATTTGCCGATTGACCCTTGGTTGACGATCAGTTTGCTTCGCAATCTGCGAAACGTCTTGTATTTGTCGCCTTTAAGTGACTTTTCGATGTCGGCTGGATCAAGGTAGTTTACGTCGCCGTAGACTGGTCTCGATAACGCCTCTTCGGTATCATTCGCTGTCGGGAGAAGCAAACCAGTACCTACTGGTTCGCCATCTAACAGGTTAAAGGTTTCAAAGTCACTCATTTCAGAATATCCTCAAGCGTGTCTTTCCATTCCACAGCTTTTATTAGCTCTACTAATTTTTGCCCTTCCATTCTACCAGCAGCCAAGAAAGGTGGCTTAATTTCGCGGTTAGCTACGGACTGGATCAAATTAGTAAAGTTTGGATCGTCTTGGTCTACGACCAAGAACGAATCAAAACCATTGGCTTTGACGAACTCAGAAGCTCGGCGTAACTCAATAGTCTCATCGATTGGGGGCGATGCTTTCTCATGGACGACAAGCAGCATAGTACCCTGAAGACTGTTTACAGTCTCGGGCCTAACGTCTGCTTTGCCGCCAAAAAAGGCTCCTGCCATAAGCACGAGCCCACCGAGAATCATAGCCGCAATAGGGCCTACTTTGTTCTCTTCCATGACCTACTCCTTAGGAGTCGTAGGCTGAGCAATCTCAGAGAGAACGGTTACAAGAGCAGCCACGCCCTCTTTGGAGCCGTGGGCTTCCATGTAACGGAGAACGGCTTCGACGTACTGGAGAGCAGTTGCCCGGTCTGGAACAGACGGGGCAACCTCTTGGCCCTTCATCGTCTGTTGATGAAGCTGCTTGAGGATGTCTTCGATAACTTGGTCTCGCTTGGCATTGGCAGGCAAAAAACCTTTAACCAATCGCCAGACTGCCCAAATACCACCGGAGCCAGCGATTAAGGCACCGATTACCATAGCTACTTGTTGTACGATGTCCACTTTACGCCTCGAAACGAATGGAACCTAGATAAATGTCATCTTCACTTTCGGCCATAACGGGAAGTCCCGATACTTGCCGATTCTTGAAATACTGGAAGACTGCTAATGCGACCTGAGTGAACAGGGCAATAAGAGCCGGATCAACGCCGACAGTGCGTTTATCGGCCTTGACGAGTCGTTCGTATTCCACTTTATTGCCACCGGCTTGCGTAAACGCATCCTTGGCAACGCGCACAGCGAGTCGCTTGTGCGCGAGGGATAGTCGTTTTGGTCTACCGAACATGGTTACTCGACCTTTATTTCAAACTTTTCTTTGCCCCAGATCTCGTCGAGTCTGTCATCAGACTCGACAGTATCACCGACCTTGAACTTGACGGCATCATCGCCACCACAGCCTACATACTTACCGGCTAAGAGCTTAAACTTATATTTTTTAGCTGGAGTAGTCTCGGCTACTACTTGAGCCTTAACTTCATCTTTAACTTCAACTTCTGATTTTTCTTTTGCCATGATTTTTACTTGAATACCCGAGTTATGAAAATACCGCCTACCCTGGGGTAAAGCAGGGTAAGCGGTACGGCGGGAGGAGGATCTTATTCAGTGGCTAGCCACTGAATTGATTACGCAGTGGTTGCGTTGCCAGTAAAGTGAACAATACCGCTTTGTCCGTTTTGATCGGTACGGAAGAGAGGAATCATCATCGCCATAACGCGGAAGTTGATCGTCTCACCACCATCGGTATTCCACTGAACAACTCGCATATCCATACCCATAAGGATCGAAGCGGTCATTTGGTCGCGTTGTACGAGAACCAGTTGGTTACCAGAAAGGTAATCCAACATCTGAACGCTGTTGATGAATGGGATTTGCTGAATGTTATTCAGCAGAGATCCGCCAGCATAGTTGTCGTTGAACTGTCGCAACATTGCGGTCATAAGACCTGTGCTGTAGTATAGATCGTAAGGACCGAACTGATTGTCGTCGTGGGCTGCCTTAATCATGTTGATAACAGAGTTATATAACATGGCAGGAGTCCAACCGGAAGCCGTTGGGTTTAGGAACGCACCAGTGTTTCGACCTGGGAAATTGGTGATACCGTACAAGGTACCACCGCCGTAAGCGTAGGTTCCGTAAGTACCGATTGCCAACTTTTCAGCCAACTCCGCAACTTTTCGACCGTTGAGGTCGAGAAGGTGCGTTGGTAGTCGCTGACCAGTCTTTCGAGCAATAGCGATTTCCCGTGCTTCAAGGCTAAATTCCTTGTGGATGATTGGCAATGGTACGCTAACCAAATCGACCGTGGTACGGTCATTGGTTCCGCGAGTCTTTGGCGACATGCTGAGCGTAGCATCATCGATGTCGCTGACTCGTTCGTATTGGTAAACCGAGTGGCTATAAGCCTCTGGAAAGTTTACAACCAATCCTGCGGAACGCATTGCATTGATGAACTGCAAACGAGGTCGAGCAATGTCAACCAATCGCTGATCGAGGTATTGCCATTCGTTCTTACGAAGAACAGCTCCCGAGTTAGCAACGAGTTTGGCTTCGTACTGTCGCTCTCCGTTGTCGTCATATTTACCGTTCCATACTGGAACGTATTCTTTGTTGTCATCTCCAACGAATGGCCGGAAAGACATAAAATCACCTGCTTTTAGCAAGCGACTTGCGACGGAGCTAGAACCGCTGAAGCCCTGCCCGTCATTAGTGATGAAGTCTACTTGAACGTCACTCATAATAGTTCGTTGTTTTCCTTAGGGAGGGTTAAGCGATTCTGACGAGAATTAGGTCTTCTGCCGCAGTCGTAATGTCTTCGGCAGCGATGGCTACGACCTTAGCAGGCGTACCAGTGGTTTTGATGAGCAAGCCAGCGTTGTTGAAAATCAACGCATCGCCGATGTCAAAGTTGATGCCGCTTGGAACTCTTGCGTACCGCAAGGAACCAGGGACACCAAATTCAGCACGGGCAGGAGCACCGGCTGCATAGGCGTTATCTACCCCACCACCTGCGGTTACGTCACCTTGGAAGGTGTCTTCGAGCAACAGAAGGGTAGGTAGGTCAGCACCTTGGATATTGACCACGTTGAACTCATTGGCCGAAGTAATTCGGACAAAAGTTCCTGGCTTGAGGGAAGTACCAGAAGCGGTAACACGTTCCACCTCAGGTCCATAAAAAGTATCCTTACGGATGGTATTTGCGTTTGCTAGCGCCATGTTTCTTACTTACTCTTTGCAAAAGTGGAAGGTGGAACAGGTACCGACTCTTTACTTGGAGTCGTGTTTTGGTTACCAACAAATGCCTCGCCTGCGTAAACAGTCGATGCACCAGTGGATTGAACTTGAGCTGGCTGAATCATTGATGCCAGCTTGTTCAAGTGTGAGGTTGGGAAGGAAGCAAGTTCTTCCTTGGTAAAGCCATCTTTGGCATTGGCTACGATCTTTTCGATCAAGCTCTCTCGTTGCTTGACTGCGACAGCCAGAGCATCGTTGACTTGGTTCTTAACGCCTTCGCTTGCGTGCTCCAAAAGAGCCTCTACAGAATTGCAGACAATCTTTTCAGCCTTCGCGGGCTCAGGTTGAGCAACAACTTGAGCAGGAACAGCCAAAGCCTTTTCAATAGCCTTGAACGCTTCATCGCTCATGTTGGTAACGAATTCGGCGTGCTCAGAGCCGAGTTTCTTGATTAGGTCTTGTCTTTCCATTTTCTCTTGCTTTTGGTTCTGTACTTGGTAAGTTACTTTTTTAGTAACTGGTATCAGTTCTCCTAATAATGTAACAGAACCATTTTCAATTGCATAATTTTGTTGGAAGTATCCTTCTTCTACGCCTGTTGAGACTTCTACAATTGCGTAGTCGTCGTAGACGGCTTCAACATCAACGAAAGTTGATGGAGCATCTGCTCGGTAAACTTCGTAAGCTGCTTTGATGGCCTCCTCTACCTTCTCTACTATTTCGTAGAGGTTTTTAGCGTTACCAACTAACTTGGGCTTTCGCTGGGGTCGCTGCGGCTTCGCTGGGGTCGCCTTGTTGACCAATAGCCCTGCTCCGTCCTTCAGTGAGCAGGCCCCCTCGCCTTTCAGAATAATGGCCAAATGGTCAGGTCGAAAATTACTTGCCGTGGCAACATAATTCTTAGTGCCATAAGTACCATTGCCCACCAGTGCATCGACGAAGAGACCAGTGCTCACCTCCAGTTTTTGGTTCGCAAGTAAGGCTGCTTCAATCCGAGCACCGCCTTCAACCTTGTCGAACCGATCTTTCTCAAACCAAGCCTCTGCTTGCAGTTTCTTGGTTTTCTTGTTGTATTTGGCATTGAGGACGATACCTAACGAGAACTTCTCTAGGCTCTCGGTCAATGCACCCGAAACCAAGTTACCTTGAGCATCCTTCGGATGCTCAACGGTAATAGGTTTGTGGTTCCATGCGGGAATACTCTTGGCTATTTCGGCTTCAGGGTATAGGATAGGACCAGAGGAGCCGGGCCAAACGCCTTCCAGGATCATTGAGACTGGGGCGACATAATAATCCTTACCCTTAAGGGTTTCGGACCTGACTTTGCTGCTAGCTAGGTTGGCAATTAACTTTTCCACTTGTTATTCCTCGGTTAGTTTTTCTTCGTCGCCTAGAACTTCGTCCGCAATCCAAGCACTGACAGCTCCGATGACGAGGGGAATGTAAAATCCCCAAGCCATAGCCACGGTGCTAGATTGAATGAGCGGTATGTGTGTTTCGACCAAATCAGCTAGCTCTACGTCAGAGTATTTCTTACCTGGGACGATGCCGGTATTGACTACGGCGGGGTCACTGGTAATATCTAAGGCAAACTCCAAAGCTGCTTGTTTGTCGCCCGTTCGCAACGCGGCGACAAAAAGCTGAGCTGTTAGTGGGTTAAAGTTACTCATCGCTTAGCCCTTTGCTGTACGTTGACTGGGGTTTTACTTGGATCTTTTTTGTTCCCAGGTTTGGGAACTTTTGGAATGGAACTTGGGGTGTTACCACCCGAGGTTCCGGTCATGCCAGCCATCTCTTGGAAGACGACTGAGAACTTGGTCTTGTCTGCCGCCATGATTGCCTCTACCATTTGGGCACTGAATCCCATGACCTTGCCAAGGAATTCAGGCAGCGGAATCAAGGCTTCCGATCCCGAAGTGCTGTACCTCGCTAACGCTTCGGCCAGCGACTTAGCGACTTCAGCCTGCTCTATAATGGACAACGGTGCCATTGGCTCCCATTTGACGATATAAGGCAAAGGCTGGTCAATTTGCTCGGTAGGCTCGGGGAGAGCACCGTACTGGATAAGCCGGTCAATGGTAGGCCGGATAATGTTCGGGCTGACGTGTCGCTCTTTACGGAGAGCGACACGTTCCCGCCAGAGAATGGTGTCTTGTGGACTGTCAAGCTGCCCTTGCTGCGAACCCATAAAGGTTTGCATCGGAATGCCTTTGTTCATGGCAATCAGCTTGAGGATGTTGTTCGTATGGTTTGTTGGGTCTTCGACCTGTGGGGCGATACTGTTGACCTTAACGCCGACCATAGTGATGTACCGCTGAAGACCTTCGGCATAAGCCCGAACGTCTTCGCGGAGGGCATCTTTTTCGTCAGGTGTGAACTCACCTACCTTAGGATCGACCTCAAAGGCTAGACCAGGGAAGGCACCCTTCCAGAACATTTCGCCCGAGCCTCCGACCACCTTACGGAGGTCGAGGAGGCGGTTGTAAACTGCCTCCTGACGTGGCATACCATAAATCTCAGACTCTAATGGATTGTCAGCTACGTGAATTACCCGTGACCAGTGGACCATGATCTGAGTTGCCGAGACGCTGGCTTCGCCAGAACTGTCTTGGAACATAAGATTGTAGTATTTAGGTTGGCCGTACCTTGGGTTGAACGGATCTCGCTCAAATTCGCTAATGCTGGCACTAGTCTCACTGAACACTCGGAGGTACATGACCTTCGCCTCTCCACGCGATTCGGCTACGCCGTCATCGGTGAAGCCAGGGGCGGGAAGGCGGAACTCTTTACCGTCATTGAGTCCGAGGAACAAAACCCCAAATCGCCCGATACCGCTAACGCGGTCTAGGCGATGGAGGTAGGAAAATAGCTTGGAGTTAGCAACAAATTTGTCGATAGCCTTCTCAAAGTCCGTTTCCCGTTCTTCCTCAGTTTCGTAGATCTTAGGATGCTCTTTCCAGCACTCATCTGGCTCGATATTGACGATCCGGTTGGCGATTTCATTACGGCGGTACATTTGCATGTACTCAACGTCGGTCACTACTTTGGGGTAGCCACAAAGCAAATCGAGGTCACGGTCGCCTTCCGGTCCATCTAGGATCGGAACACCGGCCATAGCACGATCAAACAGGTTCGTAATGAACTCTGCTTGCTTGATTACTGGGAGTATTGGAATGGGGTCCATAAGTCCTGCTGCCGGTATTAGGGAAGTTAATTCCAGTCATTCTAGCAGGATTATCCAGATTTTGCTTAAAATGGGTCGTAGAGCGGTGTATAGTAATGACGAAAGGGAAACGTCATGTGCAGAAGAAAACAGTTCGAGCCTTCAGACCTAATAATCTATCCGTTAGCCTGGATAGGTACTTTTCTGTTGATAATTTACTTCCCATATATCGTTTTGTTTGGGATTATCATGTTTTTCAAGATTAGTTATTGGTTCATAGCATGAGTAAGATGATACTATTTAAGAAAGAGTTTTCCCATCGGATGCTGATTATGCACTCGACCTATGGCAGTGACCCTAGAATTGCCAACCTAGTCCGAGTCATCTGTCCTGATGGTACTGCCTACATCGGACCCATTCGCTTTGTCCGCAGGACCAAAGCGGGGTTGTGTTTGATTGAAACCGATGGTCCGATGCCTTGGAGTAAGGACTGGTACGGCTACCGCTGGATGAATCACAAGAATCCAGACGGTAGCTACCGGCATAGCGTGCCGCTGCATCACCTATTTAGAACCGTGGATAGTCAGGTGGAGTTTATTTGACACGCCTACGGTTTTGTGGTAGAATACGAAAAGCCAGCGAGTCACCATCTCGCTGGCTTTTCTAAACACAAACGATAGGAACAGTATCATCTATGCCTGCTTTTATTTTACACCACGGTATCCGAATTGCAAGTGACTTTACTCCAGAGACCTTCGGTCGTCTTACGACCATTGGTCCGAAGTTCATGCTGCCAGTCGGATCAAAAGGCGTCTCACAATCAAGGCAAGTCTGCCAATGTAGTTGTGGTAATATAGTTGTATGTAAAACTAATGACCTTAGGACAGGGCACACTTCATCCTGTGGGTGTTTACATACAGAGCAACTAGTGGCACGTAGTACAAAGCACGGTCACTCTAAGCGAGGGAAACGCTCGCCAGAGTATTCTATATGGGCTGGTATGCTACAACGATGTCATAACCCGAACAACGAAGACTACCGAGACTACGGAGCAAAAGGCATCTATGTGTGTCCAGAATGGCATCATTTTGCTATATTTTTAGAAGACATGGGACCAAGACCGTCCGACGATTTGACAATTGACCGCATAGATACCTATGGACCTTATTGCAAAGAGAATTGTAGATGGGCCACAGTCGAGCAGCAAATGAATAACCGAACAGACTCTCGGTATGTTACTGCATTTGGCAAGACGCAGACTGTGGCCCAATGGTCGAGAGAGACAGGAATTAACGAATTCACTATTCGTGCTCGATTAGTTAATTTAGGCTGGTCACCAGAAGATGCCGTAAGTAGACCTATTTCAAAACCCCAATCTTGACCGTTTGTCGAGTCAGGATAGTGTAAGCTAAGCACGTAGCATCTACTTGGTCGTCATGAATAACATCAGGGAAGTACATAGCTTCCCTGACGAAATCATCCCAAATCTTACCCCGCAAAGCAGTGTGGACATTCCCAAAGTTGACTTGCGTGGCAAAAGCGTCCGCCCGAGACAACTTCCCGCCCTTCGGTGCATGTTTCTCAACATGCACCACGAAGCCGTGGAGCCTCTTACACGCTTGTCTGACGGCATCTAAGCCTGCCGAACCACCTTCCTGCTCTATGACAATCTTAGTATCCCTCCCATCGGCATGGGCAGTCGCCAAAATAATCTTCTCACGCTGGTCAGTGTCCCACTGACCTCGTTTGATGTCCAGAATCCACACTTGGTCATCATGCGTGAGACCTAAACAGACCCCAGTTGTGTAATCCCCACTGTTTGCCAGAGCCGCCTTATCCCAAGCCCTAACCTTTTTCTTAAATTTGAGATCTTGAGGTACTCCCAGTTCGTGCATTACAATGCGGTCAGTCTTAATAGCTCCGCCGCCTGCTGGAATAGGTACTTGAAGTATCTGACCAGCAAATCCGTAGGTATGGAGCATTGCACGAAGGTCATTTAGGACCGTCTCTGGCATCCGTACCGGATCAAAGAGCCCGTCCTTGTAGAACTTTCGCATCTCTGGCGGTGAAATCTGATCTGTTTCCATTCCAGGTAGGCAAATATGCTTGACCTGCGGCCATTCTCGGAGAATGACTGCCGTAGGGTCATTCACCGAGAGCCGCTGCATGACTAGACCGCTAAACGTCCTCGCCTTGTCCGTCTTCCGCGTGGGGATAGTCTCTCGGACGAAATGCTCCGCCGCCTGTAAGTCCGCAGGCGACCGAGCCTGTTTCGGGTTAATTAGGTCGTCCATCATAATAATGTGGGCGTGGTTACCTGTGATGTTACTGCCCATACCAAAGCTCATGCGCTCGCCGTTCATGGTATTGGCCCATAGAGACTTACTATTGACATCCTGACGAAGCTCGACGTAGGGGAATAGCTTCTGGTAGAGTGGACTTTCAACCAAACGCTTGGCTTTGGCGGAGAATCCCCAAGCCAAGTCGTCGTTACAGCTAACGGCTAGGAACCGGATGCTAGGATCTCGGGTCCAGAGCCAAGGCTGATACATGATGGAGAATATGGTGGACTTAGAAGTACCTGGACTAATGTTGACCACGAGATCGTGTTTTTTGGGCTCGCCCCTAAAAACACGCTCGGCGGCTTCCTGGAGTTCATCGCACAGAACTTTGATATGCCAATTGACTACTAGAGGGTCCGTAGGACAGAGGATCTTCCAAAACGTCTTAAAAAAGTGGAAATAGCTTTGCTTGCATAGTTCTGCGGTTTCTTTATAGAAGTCGATTTGCATTTTGCGTACCTTTCGATTAGAATAACTGTTACTTCTCGCTAGTATAACAGAAAGTAATAGTAATGCTCGCAGAATTACCTGATAAGAAGTTCCTCGAAGGCTTGCTTTGGCGAGCCCGCCGCGTTTTTGCTTGGACCGGGAAAGCCCGGCCCAAGCCAAAGAAACGCAAATTTACCCGTTTAGAAATCAAGAAAATGGAACTGGAGGCATATAAAGTGCTAGACGAGACCAAATACGGCCTGTGTGCCGCCTTAGCCCGACAAGTGATTGACGTTGCCGCGAGTGTGGACAACGAGTGGGTCGAGCTGTTTCCTGTCTTTGAGATGGTCGATACCCTGATTAAGACTGAGAATTGTTATCTTGAGGTGACTCCTGAAGGGTATTTTCTTCGGGATTCGACGGGTCAGCTTGTTTCGGGAGGGGCAACCCTCCGCTCTTGGCTAACATCTCACGTACAGTTACACGGTGGTCGGGTAACCGAGCGTTATGATCGCGGGGCGGAGTAAGGTACTCCGGCCCGATCTCCTTAGGATCGATGACAATGCCCTGTTTTTCAGCTAAAAACCGGGCAATTCTGGCTTGTTCGTAGGCGTGGGACTGTGCTCGCCACATTTTGATCTTGGCGACCTTGCAAAGTCTGGC